CCAGCTTTTTCACCGATATTTCTTATATTCGTTTCTACACCGCCCACATTTAATCTTTGAAACGGTTTTTTAATCGAGCAAAACAGATATTCGCAATTATCTTTTCGATAATCTATGTATTCGGACAGTCTTAATATTGACCTATCATTAAAAAAGACTTTTCTTTCCTTATTACCCTTACCATGTACAATACACTCACCTTTACGAAAATCAACATCTTCAATTTTTATTGAGCTTATCTCACCTACTCTGCATCCTGTTGATAAAAAACACTCTATCATAGCTACATTCCTGCGTCTTGCCAGCTCATTTTTATCATTTCGACATACATCAAGTATTTTTTCAAGTTCAATCGGCGAGAATGGCTTTTTCACAACTTTTTCTTGCCTTACAACGTCTATATTTAACATAGGGTCTTTAACAATGTAATCATCATTCACCAAGAACTTGAAAAACGAGCATAAAACACGTCTAATGTTATTCAAAGTTGTATTGCTTCTGCCATCTCTCTTTTTGCAAGCCAACAAATACCGAATATCATCAGCCGTAATCCTGTCTAATGGCTTATTTATTCTTATCATTGCATCATCTATAACGCATTTATAGTATTTTAGGCTCTTGTCGGATAAGCCTTTTACTTTCTTCGTGACAAAGAACATTTGGTATCCCTTGCTCAAGTCATCATATACCGCAATAGCTTTTTCTTTAGGTGATACTGTGTAATTGTTCAAAGCCATAACAAGTATGTCCTTAAACTGTCGTATATCCGTTATAATTCCACAATCCATGCACTGAATTGCTACCTCATTTGCAATTCTATCTATCATTTATGTACCTCTTTCATCATACACAATGTGCGATATTTCAGTAATTCCACTAAATCCGTAAGACTTTTTTGGCACTTCCCTCTTGTGTGAGATAAATATAATGCTTGCTTAACATTCGGTTCCGGAGCATTATCGCCCCACTGACCATCACCAATCATAGCTCTAACTTTATCAGCATTCTCAGTTAAATATTTGTTGTATACTCTTCCTCTTATTGCTCTTTCTGACTTTCCTATACGCTTTGCTATCAGCGAATATGAATCACCGTTTTTTATACCTTCTACAACAATACGGTGCATATCATCAGTCCACGGATTCCTCCTTGTATCCGCTTTTATTGGACGTTCGCGAATACCAAGGTCCGTACATCGCCGTTGTATTGCCCCCTCACTTCGATGAAGTATATCGGCAACTTCCGCATACCCATATTTCTGTTGTTTTAATAAATATCGCAATTTATCATCTTCATATGGTGTCCATTGGTCTTTTCTTTGTAGTGCGTTTGACTTATAGTCTTTCTTACGTTGTTCGTTTACCCATCCAGGCTCTTTGCCTAAAGCCAACGGCTCCATCTTTGAAAAATCTAAAAATGAACGATTTTTTTCAGCCCATTTCCAAAACTCATCTAAATAGACAATTTTAAAAGTATTTTTTATAACCTTCTTGTTATGAACCGGCATACCTCTGTTTTCTATCCATGATTTCTTGCAATATGGGGACAAATTTTTTCCGGTTAAAGCTATCGCCAACTGATTTAATGTTACATATGCTCCATTTTCTAACATAGGTCCAAGATTTAATCTCCCTGCTTTTATTTTCACTGCATTGACACTTCGATTTAGCTTTTTGGCAATGCTTGGGATCGAAACATTTCCCCATTTCTCTGTGAGATATTCAACATCTTCTTTGGTCCATTTTCTACTCATGGAATCACTCCAATACAAGTTTTATTACGGGAAGTACCTCTGTATAAGTAATTAGATACTTCCCATTGTAATTTTTAAACTTTATTTTATCTTATGTCTTATAATAGCAACTGCCCCTCGCTCTTTAATTTCTTGTGCCACCATTTTATCCTTTTCAGTCATGTCCTTTTCCAAAGCCTCTAAAATAAGCTTTAGAGTTGCTATAACTGACGGAACCGCATAACGAGGCAGTAGCTGGATTACTTCTCCGATATCCTCCATATACATTTCTGCCATTTTATAATTCATGTCCATAAACTTTTCTTTAATCATCGGACGTAAAATTTCCGACATATTTTTATTACCCATTATTTCATGAAGAAATAACATTTCCTTTTCGCAGCTTTTGAAAATTTCTCTCCTTTGTTCCGTTGTGTGCATTTTATTAATTCTCCTTTTCATCTTCCGTATGAATACCTACAACAGTTTTAACCTTATCCGCAAAGGTCGCAATTTCTTCTTCCGGCACATTTATTTGTGATACAATAACTGATTTTGTTTTCAATTCACTGTCAGCGTCACTTTGACGTGGTGCAGGTACATCTACTATTTGACCGACTTCAACAGGTATTTCTGTTTTATAGCTGTATTCTCTGCCTCTCGGTTCACCGTCTTTATCCAAAAATCTGCATTTTATAATATTTGTCATCTTAATCTCTCCTTTATCAATTATTCATCTTCAGTGGTATATAATTCATGCGTACCGTCCATCATGGCACGTTCTTCATCAGACATTTCATAGCCTATTGTAATTAGTCCATCATAGAGTCGCTGAAGTGGTTCGTTCTCTCTGTGATTTCCTGTATAATCGTAACAATCGTATGTTTTTCTATCATCGTATAGAACATATCCTGCAATAACCATTTTATTTTGCAGTGTTTTGTTTGACCGTTCATATACTTCTCGCACCCCTTGCATTTCGTCTAAATCGTCTTCATCATATTCGACATCCAACATTTCAATAAATTTTTCAATATCGAAATAATTATCTTCAAGCAATGCCGTGATAATAAAATTTTGCAAGTTCTTTGATGTTGCCTTTTCATTTAACGTGAAGTCTTTTACAAAATTTCTTCTCAAGGTATATGTACGTTCTGCCAGTTCTTTTAGCTTTCGTATTTTGCTATCTCTTTCTTCTTTAATTTTATTTTCTTGTTCTGTTTTTTCTTGTTCTGCTTGTTTCTCATCAGCTGTCGTGCTACGATATAACGATACTCCTACACCACTTCCATAACTTCGATAGTATAACTTTGTACATTCCGGGATTGAATAATCGGTTATATTTTTTGTATTATCAAACCAACCTATATATACTAATCCTGTGGTATCTTTCACTTCTTCGGCATATTCATTCAAATCTTCAAAAAATTTTTTGCGTATTTCTGTTGTTTTCTCTGCTTGTACTGCACGCAATATTTCATTATTGAAATTATTTGTACCAATGGATTTTAGCACTTCATTCCTTTTCTTATCATCTTTGATTTCAAACAGCTTGTCATACTCCAACATGGTTATCTGTCTGCCCTCGGTTTCCTTGAACACATCACTATCCAACTTCAACAAACGAGTTCTACGTCTTACGGTGCTTTCGGAAAAACCAGTTTTTTCTGCAACTGTTTCAACCGTTTCGCCCAAATCTAACATCATCTGTATTCCTTGCGCTTGCTCATATACTGTCAAATCCGAACGTTGCATATTTTCAAGCAACATTGTTGCTATCTGTTCCTTTTGGCCCATTTCACGAATAACGCACGGTACAGTTTTCAATCCCGCTTGTTTTGCCGCCGCCAAACGTCTGTGACCGATTATTACGGTATAGTCACCGTACCAATAACCGGTTGCAGGAACAACCGTAAGATTTTGCAATATACCGTTTTTCTTTATGCTGTCCGCCAGTTCCGTTACATCACCTGTATTTTTTCGAGGATTTGCATCATGTGGATGTAATTTATCAACTTCAATATACACGATTTCAGATTTTGTCTGTTCGTCATTATTGATTTTCTCTGTATCTTGTGATATAATTTCGTCTAAGTTATTTTGATTTGTAGTTTCCATATCCAAACTCCTTTCAAAATAATGATAGCTGACCGTTCTTTTCGGTATTAAACTCGTTTCTATCTATATCTTGCGAGTTTTCTACTGGTTGGGCGGTCTTTTCTTTTTTATCATTATTTGTTATCGTTATATTTTTTTGCATGGTTTTATCAAACATATGAAACATTCTTCGCCAATTCCAAACATCATTGAAATACATTGGTGTATACCAATAACAACTATCTTCTTTTGTCATTTCATACAATGCCTCATTTGCCGTTATTGGATTCGCCATTGTATCGCCAATCTTAACATACCCGGCACACCCCAATAGAGATAATTGTATATAACACATCTTGGCCGTAACTGCATCTATATCTTGAGCAACAAATAGGATGTGATTTTGCCAATTAAATTGTTTTATTTCTTCTGCCGCAGTATTTGCTACCGCAACCAGCAATGCGCCTGCTCCACATGCCGGGTCATTTACAGATACAAATCCATTTGCTTTTATTTCTTGTTCTATATCATTTTTTTGTAATTGAGCAGTCATTTTACACAAACTATACGGTGTAAAAAACTGTCCTTTCCAATGGCTTCCCAAGTCCAGAGCCATATACAACTCACCAAGGAAATCGCAATCCCTGTTTTCCTCCATGCCATTGATGACGTGACCCATCATCTCAGGAAAGATTGCCTGTTCTTCATTTGTGTATTTGCGAATAATTTGCATATACATTTCTTCTCTCGGTTTGAAATGCACCCTATCTATGCCATTCGATATAGCACAGGCAAACATTGATATGAAATCAGCGAATATTTCCCATGTTTGATATTTACCGCCGAATTTCTGAATACACTTCACAAACTCGGCTTGATATTGATTTCGAGTTCTTATTTTACCCATCAATTATCTACTCCTTTATTCCAACTCTACTTTAAGAGTCGGATACTTTTCTCGGAATGATTTCATTTTCAACTTGAATTCATTGGTTTTCACCCCTTTCGTATCAACAATGCGACTTGTCCCGTCATTGTTGAAGATAACGAAATCTGCAACATATTCAGTACCTCGTTCTATACTCCCTACACCCTCTGTCACAACAAATCTTGCTTGACGACAGAAACCTTTTATCTCTCCTGCTCTTGTAAGCAACTTTAACTGACAATAATAATCGGCTTCCTTTTTACTGTCAAAACATATACCATCAATCCAAGTTTTTTGAGAAGAGTATTTATTTTTAGGCTTTGGACTGCTTGTGTTTTGTTCCGTATTCTGAATATATCGTGCATACTCCGCTTCACTCCAACGCATTAATCAATAAACCCCTTTTCTCTTGCCAGATAATATAATTTATTTTCTGTTGTTTTACCTATACCTTTCATTCCTGCCACACAAGTTAAAAACTTACTCACACTTTTATCCCGTGTATCATTCTTGCCTTGTGTATCATCTATGTATTTACACAACTGCTCATCTGTCATTTTGCGAATTTTAACTGCCCTATCGTGCATTTCTTTTTCTGTATCAGTCATTCTGCAACTGCGTTTTTTCATGCGATCACCTCCATATTTTCTATTGTGCCTAAACTAAATAACGTTTCGTTTACAGCCTCATCACATAACATTACTGCAAGTGCGTTAATCATATGAGGTTGTATTTGCTTTACGGCATACTTGTTGATTTTTTCTTCAAAGGTTATTCTTATATCATTTATTCCTCTCATTTACTTCCTCCAGTTTCGGCATTTTTGCGGATATTTCCTCAACAAATTTTTTTACGCTTTGTGGCAAACTTTCATATTCCTGTTTGCTTTTCGTTTGTGAACGAAAATTCCGCATAAAATTACTTGCTACTACGGTATCGAGTTCATCTGCACTTACCTTAGCCCATTCGTGTATCATCAGAGGGTTTCCTATTGCCGTTTTTACCTTGTCAGGCAACTTTTCATATTCAGCTTTATATCCGTAAATTCCATTACGGATGGCTTTTCGCACCATGCTCCAAGCCTCACCCTCTGTCAGTTCTGGTTCTTTGGTTAATAGCTGTATTTTTTCTATTACCTCAGCTATTGTCGGTGGAAACTTGCTTGATACAATCAATGCTTTAGCTGCATTTGAAACAGTTTCATAGCTGTAATCGGCAAGCATAGACGCCCATAATGTTGTTACCTGTCTTGCTTCTTTCACGTCTATATTTGCATAGTAGCGTGGGTATGCAGCCTTAAATACTGCCATTATTTTAGCGGTTTCTTGCACTGTCATAACATATCATCTCCATTCTCAAATGCACCGTTATTAATCAGTTCAAAAAAAGGATTATTATTTCTTTCGCCATAATCATTTCTTTGTGTAGGTCTGTCATCATAGTTGCCATCAAGTGTTTTTGCCATATTGGAATCTTTTATCAGCCAATCAAACGTGGCAGACCAGTTACGATTATTTGCCCCCTTTAGAAAACTGCTATTTTCCGCTTTCTCAAACAGACATTTGAAATCGTCAATACTGTACTGTCTAAGTCTTGCTTTAATTGCTTTCTTTCGACTATCTGACATTGAGCGTAATTTAGGATATGATGTACATATGTTGTTATACATATCTTTGATTTGCTCATATGGTGCAGGTGGGCGGTGGGAGTTATCTATTCTACTTTCCTCTACTCTATTCTCCTTTACTTTATTTTCTTCTATTCTACTTTGTGAATTAACTTTACTTTTATCGGGGTTATCTTTACTTTTAACTTCGTTTTCTTTATCGGAAACCTTTTTAAATGCAAGTTTATTAAGAATACCTTGCGGAACATCTTTTTTATCAGATGTATCAAGCAGAAAGTATTCTTCAATAAATGTGAAATTTTCGCGGCTGTTTAACATTCTTATAAAGCGCCGCTGGATACCCACAGATGTCAATGCTCCAAACATTTCAAACACCCTTTTATCAAAGAAAGAACATCTGATACACCCGGAAATAAACTCTGCAACAAACTCAGGAGAACAACCACATCCCGCACCATCTGACACAAGGTAGCACTTGTTTTTATCCCATTTGATGAAATATCCATTTTTGCCGTATAAGTCACATAATATGTAGTCTAAAAGATACATTCCTTTCGAGCCAAACTCCGCTCTTAAAAGTCGCACTTTATCATCTGCATAAAAATCAGTATCTTTTGGAAAATAATCAACCCCATCTTTCAAGGGTCTTGCCATATTATTCTCTCACCTCCTCAAGCTGCAAAAACTGTTTATCACGTTCAAACAGCTCGTTATATACAGCCTTTCGTCCTAAATTTAGTATTTTGCATAAGTACGAATCAAGTATTATTCCATATACATGATACTGTTTTAAAAATTCGTTTTTGCCCATATTATGAGCCTGTATATGGTGCTTGCGGCATAACGCAATAGCATTCATACCTACATGAACAATATTATTTCTATCCCTACCCATACCGACAGCGTCTAAGTGATGTACTTCTGCCTTATCATTGCAAATAGCACACTTCCTATGCTCCAAGCACATATATAAATATTTACCGATTTCTTCGGCACGATTAAGCATGGTATCGAGTGTCGGTACATTCCATTCAAAACAGAATTTTATCAAATATGATATAAAACCTGTTGCAGTTTCCATATCCGCTAAATTAGGCTTTTTTGGGGATAAGCTGAAATACTCAAGGTCATTATCCATACAATAATTTGATGTAAAGTATTTACGCAAATCTTCACTGTCATGTCCGCTCCAATCGGCTATCTCACCGATTATTGCAAATATTTTTCGTCGTTGTTCAGATGTACATTCCCGACCGTCGCATAACCGTAATTCAACATTTTTAACTTGTTTTCTAATCATCTCACGGCTTATCGGTTCTTGTGGAATTATCAGCATATTACAGCCGTCATACTCTACAATTTTTGCTGTTGTAATCTGTGACATTCTTATCCCCTACCTTGTTATTTATCAATGTGTTCGTGCAAGAAGATATATCTGCTTTTCGAAGTCATATTTGAATATATAAAATCTTCAGCTTCTTCCTGCGACAGATGTTCATTCATGGCTCGTACTTCATACGCATATTCGCCCTGTTCTTTTTTGTCTGCAATTTTACGCTTAATTTCTTCTTTTTTGTAATTTGCTTCAATGAAGTAATAATCATATCCTTTTGCGCTGATACCCTGCATTGTTCGGGTATCTGTTGCGTACAACACTCTCTTTCGTCCGAAATATAGCCTATATCCGCAGTTCGGAACGTCATGATATAGTTTGATAGGCGACAAAGCAAACACCTTATAATCGTATCTTTTTCCTATGTCATATACATCAATTTGTGTTGGTGAAACTCCACATTCTATCAACTTGGGAACCATCCAACGACAACAACCAAATCTTAAAGTTGGACGTTCCGCCGCCAACTTTCGTATAGTTGACGGTCGGAAGTGGTCCGAGTGTTCATGTGTCAGAAGTACAAGTTTTATATGCTTGTACACGTCTTTAAGTTTTTTAAACGATACACCACAATCTATTAATATATCATTGATTTTAACTGCATTACCTGTAGAGCCTGTGGCTATGATATTATATCGAATCAATATCTATCGCCTCCTGTTCGGTCATCTCACTGCCACTTTGTTCCTGTTCGGTCTGCTCTCTGTTATCCATTTCATCTATTGTTTTAAAATCGTTAGTATTGCCTACCATATCAAGTTCAGATTGTTGTAATATCTGATTATCACTATCAGCATATGTATAATCAAATTCTGATTCTTCACGGTCTGCCGGAATTGCCTTTTCCATCTCTATTGATACAGGACCCCATTTTGATATAATGTGTCTAAGCATTGTCTTTATAGCCATTTCATCAAAGTTTTTATACCAGAATGAAGAATATCGCCACATATCTTTTTCAGGGACTTCTCCGTTTTGTATTTTTTCGTACATTTCCGCACTAAATGCGGGAGAATATCTATCGGCATGAGCCATCATTTTGCGAATTGGCCAATATATTGCTTTGCGAAAATTATCAGTTGTTTTTATCATTGCATAATAACCTATTGTTTGGGCTTGCTCACGTTCAAACTCATCTTCAATCAAGCATACATTAAATTCTTCTTCTATTTCATTTCGGCTGATTAGTTCGCCCTCTTTTATAGGCAATGCTACAATTTTTTCATACTTGCCTGTTCTTTGTGCAAGTTGTATATATCCCTTATAGCCCATTTGAAACTGGGCTTTTTTTACGGTGTGTTTTCTCCACTTACCGTTATTATCCAATATGTGATTACCGTTTTCATCAAACATCCACATTGTTTTTCCGTATTTATCCTTTAATGCCGTTTCATACGGTACAAGGTAGCAATAGCCTAACTGTGGTGACATAGATAGATTCAAACTATCTGCCAAAAATGCAGCAGACAGAATCGTACTTGTCTCGCACTCCTGTAATTGCGGATTATTCGCAACTACGGTTGAAACATTTGCTATAAAATTGTTTGCACGTTGAGGGTCTTTCAACGTGTTATTTATTAATTGTTTGTATGCCGGTGTAGTTATCGCTACACTAAATTTTGGCTTTTGCATATTACTTGCCATAATGAACACCCCTATCTTCCATAAATTCAATTAGCTCCGGTTTGAAATCTCTCAATATTTCGATTGCCTCTTCTTTTGAAGAAGCCTCAATGTATGCATAGAAATCAAACGGGTATTTCTTTAATTTAACTGTAGGCGGTGTAAGCTGTGTTTCTTGTATTGGCTCTGAATTGTTATTTTCCTGTTGCATATGTACTTGCTGTATCTGCTCTTGTTGTCTTGCCGCATCTTCAACTGCCTTTGCAGCAGCTAATTCCCTTGCACGTTGTTCGGCTTGCTTTGCTTTCCTTTCTTTTTCCGCTTGAATAGCCTTATGACGTGCATCAACTATGCTTACCGCCTCGGAAACATTCAAACTTTTCTTATATTCAACTAAAATTTCTTCCTTGTTCTCCTGTATCTCAATAGCCTTTAAGTCAGTTGCTACTCGCTCTACAATGTTGTTTACTTGTTCTTTCAGCTTTTTTTCTGACACAGATAATGTTATCTTTAGCCCCAATCTTTCAAATGAAATGAAATCAATTTTTTTTGCAGTGACCAACTCTTCAAAATATTCTTTTACCGAATTTTCCTTTTCGAGTTTTAAGCCATCTTCAATAACATCAATTTTGGCTTTTAATTGTGAATTAGCTTTTGTATATAACCCGACACAATCTTTGTATTTATCCTGTACCACTTGTATCGGAGCAATAACTGCTTCGAGTGCTTTTTTATAAACTTCATCAAGTCTTGACTTTTCGGCATTCATAGCCGCACGTATTTTTTTGATTTCCTGTCTGTTTTCCTCCGATACTGTTACGGTATCGGCAAAAGCAGTACGTCGTTTAATTTCATCCTTTACCTTGTCCAACTGCTCCGATATAATTGGCAGTTGGTTTATAACTATTAAATCCTGATTATCATTTACGATAATCATTTCTTCTTTATCGTTCATCTCGTTCCTCCTCATACTTTGCGTCAGCCATATCTTCGCCGTAATGACCTGTTCTTGCTTCTTCCATTGCCATAAGTGCGTCATAGCTATCACTATTAAAAATCATTGACAACTCACCTCATTTCTGATAGAATAAAAATATGGTATATTGATATGTACCTGATTGCATTGACCGCATTGAGCTGCAACTCTGCGGTCTATTTTTTTTCAATTTTTAAACTCAATTCGCAATGACATGCACTACCGAAGTTATCATTTTCTCGGTACATCTTTGTTCTTTTAAACTCTTTTTCTCCGAATATGTTACAACAATTTATCATTGCATCATCAAGCTGAAATGCTGCTCTGAATAACATACATGCCTGTTCACGACTATCAGCATTTATAATCACCCAACCGCCTTTAAACGGTTGATTTTCTGAACCGAATGTAAAGTAAAATTTCATAATTTGCCACCTCCTATTATCATCATTAAACTTTCTAAGCCTATCAATATCATGCTGAATATAACAACTGATATGATATACTCTAATTTTTCTTGCTTTTGTTTCAGTTTTAATCCCCTCACTTTCTTGCACCTTATAAGCACATATAGACAGGGTTGCTATACATATTTATTTCGGATAATAAGTAATAGTTTAACAGCAGAACTGTACGGAAATTAATTCATAGGATTTAGTTTTAATTTATAATTTTAACAACCCTGTCCGTATCTGCTTATAAGGCTTGTACTATATCTCACAGACACATCAGAACCGCCAACCTATTAAAAATAAGTTTTATGGGACGTCTTACATATTAAAAGTTGACGGCTCATATCTGCCTGCGAGATTTTATTTATTATTTACTTGTTTATAATTGCCAAAATTTGATTTGTGTCAGCATTCCACTTCGCATCAAATTTGCGTTTTATTATTTGTGGCTTTTTCTTAGCTGCATATCTGCCGTTTTTAAGTGTAGGTAAAACCTGTCCCTCTCCAATCCATAACTTACGTCCCTCCGGACTTAAGCTATTCCATATATCAATTATCAATTTCATTGCGTCATCCATTATTTTTTCCTCCAATAATTTTCATTCCGACAAATATGCCGATACCGAATGACACCATTGCCAAACCTATCTGTATCATTATTATCCTCCGTTTCTTGTTTGACATAATTAATGAGCTATGTTATAATGATATTGGTTGTGGGAGTGTGTACGCATAGAGCGTCACGCTCTCTTTTTTATTTCGTAAATAACCGCTCATAATTACTACCCTGCCTTATCTTGTTTATTCATTGCAAAATGCGGTAAAGCATTTGCTCCAATTCGCTTGAGAATTGCATTAACATCTTCTGGTGTTTTATCACGACAATAATCATCTGCAATTTTTACATTGGTGTTACCAATCTTAAATTCTTCAACAAATTCTCTCATATAATCCACCTCCCAACTTAATATATTTACATCACAAATTGTCCTATTCTGTTTTTGACAAATTCTTTTTCGCCCATAATTTCAATGATTGAGCCACATTAGATATTTCATCTAATGTTTTTATGACATTATTTAATTTCGGTCGTTCTTCGACAGATATAGCACCGTCAGCGGTTATATCTAATAAGTCTTCTTTCACATTTGATATTTTGCGTAATGTCGATAATGCTTTGATTGTAAGCCTGTCTAAATCCTCAATTTCGATTTTCGGAAATTCTGCACCTAAAGGGCAAACATTGGAACAGTACCAATTTTTCAATTCGGGAGCATTATATACATCTGCCATCATCATAATGCTTTCGACAGGTACAACTTTTGTTAAATCAAGTTCGTAACTTGCTAAAGTTGAACTTGACAATCCCAGCATTTCCGCCGCTCCCTCACGACTGTTTAATTTGTCATTGTACTTTGCCGCCGCCAATCTGCACTTGCAGTACATATTGTTGGCTGCCTTTGTAGGGTTACTTCCCATTTATTTTTAACCCTCCTTCTGATATAATTTAATCATCAGTTAATATTCAACACCAAGTGTTTTACATATAACCTCTTGACAAGTGTAATTAATAGTACGGCAGTTAATAACTGCTGATACATGCTGCCTTGAATAACCTGTTGCTTTAGCTAAATCGTTTATACTCATATCCTTATCAATAAGAGCCTTTTTACAAGCTTTTGCCCAAGGTTTTAATGGTATTCCTAATCTTCCTAATGACATTGCGTTCACCTCCTCTTGTTTAAAGTAGTTGACTTTTGTAGGTAGTTGATGTAAAATTAAATGGAATAGATATAAGTTTGGGACACTTTTGAACTATTCCATTTAAGTTCATAGCAGGGATATAGAAACAATGAAAATTTCAACTGTATTTTTCAGAGATATTTCCCTACAACACTGTCCTCACGGACAGCCATTATTGTAAACATTTGTTGTTTACAATGTTATTATAGATTAGAATATTCTGAATGTCAATGTAATAATTAGAATATTCTTAATTTTGTGACTATTAAACAATTTTGAGGTGTGATTTCTATGGATTATGTTGAGAATATTCTTAAAATAGCAAAAGAAAATAATTATACTAATAAACAATTATGTGAATTACTCGGTAAAAATCCAAGCTATATAAGTGACTGGAAAAGTGGGAAATCAAAGCCTAAAGCCGATGAAATTATATTATTAGCTCAAACATTCAATGTTTCCGTTGATTATTTATTAGGACAAACTAGTAAAAAACACAAAACAGTGTCTTTGGATGATATAGAGAGCGGGAAATTCAATATAGATTATCCAAATGAAAGAATAGATGTACCAATTGAATTTTCTATTACCGAGGATAAGATGAAAGAGTTTTTTTTGTCACCTCAAAAATTCAATGCAATTCTTGATGAATTAAAAAAAATAGTATCTGACAGCGGTTTAAGCATATCCCCATCACCTACACAGGAACAACGAGATGAATTTACTGAATTACTTGAAGATTGTTCTTCTTCTGAAAAGGAACTGATAAAAAGCTATATCAAGTTCGTAAAATCTCAGCGTTCGCCAAAGTGATAGAGTCCAAGAATATATTTTATTTTTAATAAGTCAAAGAGCAAAAAACGAGGAAAATAATAAATGAAATTAAGAGAAACAGCACAAAATTCAAACTGTTTTTAATACAATATTCTAATTTTGCAAGGAAGTATATTACAAATGAAAAATTTAGAAAAATTAGTCGATGAATTAAGAAAATATGACAGCGAAAACTATTGGTTAGAATTTAAACACAATAACTATGACCCTGATATGATTGGTCAAGACATAAGTGCTTTATCAAATGGAGCTGCATATTCTGATAAAAATTGTGCATACATGATATGGGGAATTGATGATAAGACGCATGAAATTGTCGGAACTGATTATGACCAATTTACACTAAAAGTTGGAGAACAAGAAATTGAAAGTTGGTTAAGGAACCTCATATCAAAAAATGTAGAGTTTGAATTCCAAACAGTTTTTATGAATAATAAAAAGGTAGTTGTTCTCATAATATATAAAGCGACCAATCAACCAGCAAAATTTAAAAAGGTCGACTATATAAGAGTTGGGAGTTACACAAAAAAATTGAATGAATATCCTCAAATGCAAGCTCAACTATGGGACAAATTAAGAAATGACAGATTTGAAGAACAATACGCAATACAAGACTTAACAGCTGAAGCAGCTGTTAAGTTGCTTGATTTTTCAATTTACTTTGATATAAAAAGAGAACCTACCCCCACAAATATAAACGGCTTAGTCCATTATATGATTGAAGAACATGTTTTGTCAAAACAAGATAATGGTATGTATGCTATAACAAATCTTGGAGCAATTCTATTTGCAAAAAATCTAACAGACTTTCCACGCTTAGAACGAAAAGCAGTTCGCGTTGTTCAATATGATGGCAACAATAAACTTAATATGATGAGAGAAGATACTATTAATAAAGGATATGCTATAGGCTTTGAAGGTTTATTAAAATATATCGAAGCATTATTGCCATCGCAAGAAATTATTGAAGGTGCTATACGAGAGCAGCGGTTGCCATATCCAATTATTGCATTAAGAGAAGCTATTGCGAATGCATTAATACACCAAGACTTTTCTATTACAGGAACAGGCGTTGTTGTTGAAATTTTCGATACCAGAGTTGAAATTACCAACCCTGGTATTCCTCTTGTTGATATAGCACGAATTATTGATAATCCTCCCAAATCAAGAAATGAAAAATTGGCATCTTTAATGAGAAAATTGAGAATGTGCGAAGAATTAGGTACTGGTTGGGATAAGATTGTCATTTCATGTGAACTACAACAACTTCCAGCACCACATATTAATATTTATGAGGAAAATACAAAAGTAACATTATTCTCAAAAATATATTTCTTTGACTTATTACAAACTGATAAACTTTGGGCTTGTTATATGCATGCTTGTGTTAAATATATACAAAATGAATTTTTGACAAATAGTTCTTTGCGAGAAAGATTCGGGCTTGAAGATTCTTCCGCTGCAAGTATTTCAAGACTCATAAAAGACGCTTGCGAAAAAAATTATATAAAAAAATTAGAGAATACTGCTCCAAAACACACTAAATATATTCCTATATGGGCATAGTTTAACTTGCTATTAACTTGCCGGTAATTTGCCGGTAACTTGCTGGTAACTTGCAGTTGAATGCATAAAACGATTGTAGAATCACAATATTCTGTGCTTTTTATTGTTTAGATTACTATATATTGCACACTTTTAACTTGCCGGTAACTTGCTCGCAACCAATTTGTAACTTGCTTGTAACTTGCAGATGTATACTTATCATTATTTATATTATGTAAAAAATAATAAGCAACCGTAAAATAATCGGTTGTTTATTTTTATACCTACTTTACTGTTAAATATATCAAAATTCGATATTTTCTATCAAAACCAACTTCGTTTTGTAATATGGTTGTAAAATAACTGTAATACAAATAAAGGAAGTGTACATATATGAATAAATCAAACAATGACGAATATTCTGAAATGGTAAAGCTATTTAACCAACTTACCGTTGAAGAAGCTGAACTTGTACTGATTTTTATAAGAAATCTTCGTCAAAACCGTAAAACCGATGAAAAGTGAAAGGATGACTGATTATGCAATATTGTTTATATCTAAGAAAATCTCGTGCCGACAGCGAGGCAGAAGCACGAGGTGAGGGTGAAACATTGGCTCGTCACGAAAAAGCATTATTGGACCTTGCAAAAAAACTTAATATAAACATCACTGCTATTTATCGTGAAATCGTTTCCGGTGAAACTATTGCCGCCCGTCCTGTTATGCAACAATTATTGCAAGAGGTAGAGCAAGGCATATGGGATGGTGTATTGGTTATGGAAGTAGAACGTTTAGCAAGAGGTGACACCATAGACCAAGGTATTGTTGCTCAAACATTCAAATTTAGCGATACAAAAATAATTACTCCAATAAAAACCTACAATCCGAACAACGAATTTGACGAGGAATATTTTGAATTTGGTTTGTTTATGTCACGTCGTGAATATAAGACAATTAATCGACGTTTACAACGTGGCCGAATGGCTTCAGTAAAAGACGGAAAATATGTTGCCAATAAAGCACCGTACGGATACAATCGGATCCGTATTGAAAACGATAAAGGCTGGACTCTTGAGATTAACAAGGAAGAGGCTGATGTTGTCCGATTGATTTTTGAATTATATACT